CGTTCAGCCAGGTGGTCGCCGAGTCGAACGGCTGTTCGTCAGCGGCCAGCAGCACCACGTCGCGGATGAGTTCGCGCCCCACAGGTTTAAAGCCGCGCTTTTCCATCGTGATGCGCAGGCGCGCATAGTCCGCATCGGTGAACGCCTGCCACTGGCCGGAGCCTGCCGGGGCGAACATGATTTCGTCGCGGAACTGGTCGAAGCGAATATCGATGTCCACGAAGTCAGGACGCACAACTGCTTTGGCCGCGTTGCTGATGGTGGCCTCGATGCGGCCCCACTTATCGCGTTCGAACGCCGGCAGCGGTAATGGCTCGGCCACTTCGGTGCTGGTCAGGTCTTCGAAATCGTCGTTGCGCGCAACTGGCGTGCAGGCATTTGAAATGCCCCTGTTCAAAGCCCGCGGTCCCGCCCGGGAAGTAAACCGTACTGGTCGGGTCGCCACCGGAGCTGTGGCCATCCTCAAACGGGCAGCGGATGTATCGCTCGCCGTTCGCGCCATCCAGCAGCGTCCAGCCGTTGGCGTCGAGGTATTCGGCTGTATCATCCGTGGCGCCGGGCGTGAAGGTTGAGCGGTCGCGCATCTTCGTGCTGCCCGCTTCGGTGGTGACCGACACAGGCAGCTGCTCAGCAAGGCGCTGCCACAGCGTTTCGAGCTGGTCAGCAGTTATGACCGGGGGCTCGTCCGGCAGCCCACCGTCCCATTCAATACGCGCGCCGCTGCTGTGTGTACCGCAGGCAACGAACTGTTGCCCGTTCGCCAGCAGTTCAATGATGCCCATATCGCCCGCCAGACGGTGGATGCGCTTACGGAAATCACCCTCTACAGCCAGCAGGTACAGGCATTTGTTGCTGTTGGCGCGCCAGCGACGCGGCGGCAGCTCACCAAGCAGCTGCACCAGCGTTTTGCGAATATCGGTCTGAATATCTTCGTCTTCGCTATCGCAATCCAGCGCCAGCCAGCCATGACCGGTACGCACGCAGATGCCGTAATCCGGTTCGTTCGACCAGCGGGCAAAGTCACGCTCGGTTACTACGTGCTCGGTCCAGTCCTTGATCCCGGTAGCCAATCGATCGCGGTTATACAGGCTTGGCGTTTTGCCAAGCATTTTGAGTTTGCTATTCGGGGATATGGTCGCGCCCGGGTTGCACACGACCGGCAGCAGCTGGTCAGTACGCCCCAGCACCAGATCGAAGTGGAACCATTCGTCAGGCGTTGCCCCCCAGATCTTTTTCTCTGGCATGGGTTACGCCTTTTTCTCGTTTTGTGAGCCGTGCAGCAGCCAGTTGGGGTCGCAATCAAGCGCAACGGATAATTCAAGAAGATAGCGAGGGCGGGAGATTACACCGCTTTCAATCCTATTAATGGCCTGCTGACTAACCCCTGTTAGCTCAGCCAGCGTGACCTGCGTCATTTTGAGCTCTTTACGTCGCTCTTTTAATCGGGTAGCCAGAGTCATAGTTATCACCTCATACAATTTTAGTGGTATTTAGCAACAACTAATGATGTTTGTCAAATACAACAAAAATTGTATTTAATAATAGGGGCTCATAATTTCAACTCCTATAAGGTATTAAAAATGTCTCTCGCAGCACGCTTCAAAGCCCGCCGTATCGAACTCGGAATGACACAAACAGAAGTCGCAAACTCTGCGGGAGTTAGCCAGCAATCAATTGAGTCTATAGAAAGCGGACGCACCCGAAAGCCACGTAACCTTCTCGATCTGGCTAAGGCTTTGAAGTGCAGTCCGGACTGGCTTTTGAATGGCAAAAACATTATGCCCCTGGCAGAGATAAGCACCCGCCGCATCCCGGTACTTAGCTATGTACAAGCTGGCGAACTCACAGAAGTAAGGGACGTAACAGACCTTACTGGTGACTTCGAATACGTTCTGGCGGATTCGGACGTCCCGGAAACATGCTTTGCATTGCGCATAGATGGTGACAGCATGCAGCCTGAATTTAAGGAAGGGGATATCGTTATCATCGACCCAGATCTATGCCCTACCCCAGGAGAATTCGTGGTTGCTAAGAACGGCGGCCATGAGGCCACATTCAAAAAATACCGCCCGTTGGGAATAGGTGTTGATGACTTCGAATTGGTTCCACTTAACCCAGACTATCCTGTTTTGCGCAGTGCTGACATGAAGTTACAGATCATTGGTGTCATGATTGAGCACCGCATTTACCGCCGTAAACGCTAAAACCCCGCCTCCGCTGGAGGGCTCCGCTGCCCTCCTCACACCTATCTTGTAAAATCTTACAAACTAAATTCATTTAAATATCAATAACGTGGTATTTTTGCGCCCATAAATACCACATTTGTGGTTTACACAATACAACTCAAATTGTAGATTTAACCCCAAGAAGTAATCGCTCTTTAACAAACAGAACCGCGTGACAGGTAAGCCGCAGTGCTCCTGGCAAAACGAAATGGCACCCGATGGGATCGAGGTAAGCGCCGAGTCCGTATGCGTACGGTAAGCGTAGAGGACCGCACCGCGACGAGCTGATAAGTCACGCAAGTTGAAACGCCCCGATGATGGGGCGGAGTGAACTTATCAAGCGTCTGTCAGGCGCTTCATTAAGTCCATTGCATTGATGTGTGTAGTCTTTGCCCCTCGCAAGAGGGGCTCTTTTTTGGAGCACTACCGATGAAACCTGAACACCTCCACCGGCTGACGGGGCGCGACGTGCTCCGCTGGCGCCGTAAACATTTCGACATTATCACCGGTCTGGCCCTCGCTACTGCGTTCGGCCTGGCTATTACCTTCATTCTCCTTGTAGCGAGGACCGCAGTATGAGCTTAGAAACCAGTCTCGAACTTAACAACCAACTGCTGACGCAGCATAACGCCCTACTTGAACGCCTTATCACTGCCCTGGCCTCAGGTGTCGCTCTTCGTCCGGACACTGTTGCGCAGGTGCAGGAATATCGCGAAACGGTACCGGAAACCAAAGCGGAAAATACCGCTATCCGTAAGGTTACGTTGGACGATCTGGAGTTCAGCGACATTATCGCCCTGGCTGCATTCTACCCGGACCCGCAGGAGCTCAGCGAAACGATGGTCCAGCGCGTTTTTGATTACCGCGACGCCGAAGGCGATAAACGCGTTGTGCAGATCGACGCACTGGACAGCGCCCTGCAGGGTGTTAAACGCGCAGGTCATCTTAACAAGCCAGCATTACTTGACCTGTCGCGTAACATCCTGCGCTTCTGGGATGATTTACCAACCATCGCGGCACGCCGTGACTTTGCCGAGCGCTTACTGGACGCACCAGCCGACAGCCGTCATGAAGTGAAGCCGAAAACCAGCGGTAAGGATGAAGAACGCACCGGGCCCTTCTACTGCAAGAATGTCGATGGCTCCGCCGCCAGCGAGCTTCACACCTTACGCAAGCTGAATGAACTGCTTAAAAAGGGCCATATCGAAATCACCAAAGTTGAGTACCTCCAGCTGCAGGAAGATTTCGCACGTAAAAACGCGGCAAAAGGCGGTACCGAAACGGGTGATGATGCCGGGGATAATGCTGGCGAACAGGCCGATTTTGCAGCGCTGCGTAAACAGGCCGAAGGAATGATCCTCCAGCTGGCGAAAGGTGGTTACCGTGCCGAAGCGGTAGCGATTCTGGAAAAACAGGGTGCCAAAAAGCTCGGCGAAGTTGCTGACGAGAACCTCGCAGACGTGATCGCTCAGGCTGAAAAAGCGCTGGAGGGTTAATTATGCCAGACGTTCATGCACGACTTTCCCCGTCTGCAGCCCATCGGTGGATGCGCTGCCCCGGTAGTCTGGCACTGGAAGCTACTCAGCCAGACAAAGAAACGTCTTTTGCGCTTGAAGGTACCGCAGCGCATGCACTTGCCGAAAAGGTGCTGCGCAACCGCCAGAATCACCCGGAGCACTATGCAGGTTGCAACGTCGCGATGTTCCTCGGCTCCTATCCTCTTGCTGAACACCCGGATGATACTTCCGGCCCGCAGGTAGATGAGGAAATGGTCGAAGCCGTTGGCCGTTACGTCGACACCGTCTGGGCGCTGTCGCAGGGCAATGAACTGCTGGTCGAGCAGCGTGTCGACTTCTCCCATATCGTGGGCGTAGAAGAGTCCTTTGGTACCGCCGACGGCGTAATCATCGCGGGCAACGAGCTGCAGATCCACGACCTGAAATACGGTAAGGGTGTGCGCGTCGATGCCGAGCAGAACGAGCAGCTGCAGCTGTATGCCCTGGGCGCGCTCGAACAGTTCAGCATGCTGTACGACTTCGAGACGGTGCGCCTGTTCATCCACCAGCCGCGGCTTAACCACGTTTCAGAGTGGGCCCTGACGGTGGAAGAGCTCCAGGCGTTCGGCGAACGGGCGCAGGAAGCGGCAGCCAGTGTGATCGTGATGTTCAACATCGCCGATTGCGAAGGGGTCGAAACCCTGCCGCTGGAAAACTTCACACCGGGCGAAAAACAATGCCGGTTCTGCAAGGCAAAAGGTGGTCTGTGTACCGCTGAGGCGCAGGCCAGACTTAACGATGTGAAAGACGATTTTGTCGACCTGACCCAGCCAGTGGGCGAGCAACTCGCAGAGGCCGTTAAACGCGTGCCTTTTCTGACTGCCGAACAGCTGGCTGATATTTACAGCCAGGTTGGCCTGATTGAGTCTTTTTGCAAAGCGGTCTGCGACCGGGTGAACAGTGAGCTGAACGCCGGGCATCCGGTACCGGGCTTTAAGCTGGTTACTGGCAAACAGGGTAACCGCGCCTGGAGCGATGAAGAAGCCGCCCGTGCGCTGCTGAAAGACCAGTTCCGCTATAAAACTGAGGAGGTCTTCGACCTTAAGCTGATTAGCCCGACCAAAGCCGAGAAGCTCATCAAAAAGGCCAGCCCTCGCCGCTGGACGAAAGTCGAAGCGCTGATCACCCGCGCTGACGGTAAGCCTACCGTCGCCCCCGAATCCGACCCGCGCCCGGCGCTCAATATCAACCCTGTTAACGATTTCGACGAC